ACTACTGAGCAAAAGCTTCAAGCTCGTCAGCGAGCGCGTAGAGGTCAGAAGCATCAACCACCAGTTCGTACCAGCCATCACCATGAACCTCGTAGGAATACTTGGCTGCGATTTCTCGGATTGCGGCGACAATGGCGGGCAAATAGTGCCACTCCTCAGGCTTACCGCTGGCTGCTCGGTTGAACGCCCAGAACACCTCTTGGGCTTGCGGTGAAAGTTCAGGCATAGAAGTGGATGCGACTACTCGTTGTCGGGGAGTTGTTCGAGGGCTCGGCGAAGATCTTGCAGAATCTCAGGCAGGTAATACCCATCCCGCTCCATCACGTCTAAATGCTTCAGGGATTGCTCCTTCAGTGTTGCGGGTTTTGGACGGCGGGCGGCGCGGAAGGTTCTTAAGTCAAGATCAACCCATGACTCGGTTTTATAAAACTCTTGGAACCACTCACAGCACGCCTCCAATTCCTGATCAGCGCCCCAGCGGGCGGCGTTCTCAACCAGTGCGATAACTTCACTCTTAGAAAGAGAGTGACATTTCTGCACTACAAAAGTTCCATCTTTTGGCGACTTGGCATATCTGGGAGCATTAAGCCACTGCTGCACCAGCTCAGGCGGCGGAGTGATCGGGTGTTCTTGAGTCATTCCAGCCAGCTCCATGCGATGCGTTGGCAGATGCGCCATGCGTGTTTCTTGTCGATGCCGTAGCGTTCTGCTAGTTGGCTGTAGCTGCTGCCAGCAACACGCAACTGGCGCAGCTCGCGCACGTGGTCTTCTGTAAGAAACGCGGCGTAGTTTGCCTCGCCGCGCTTGAACGGATCACTCATCTACGTGCAGCAGCAACCTGCGCATGTACCAGTCGGCCTTGCCGTAATCCTGATCGGCATTGCCCTTGTGCTCAGCACGCCATAGGTATTTGATGACGTTGCCTTTGCAGTAAGCGCGAAAGCCATCATCACCGAGAGCTGCCTTAATGGCTTGAATGCACTCAATGTCGCCGTGCTTGTAATGCGGCGGATGGTTGACAAGATCACTCATCCCCTAAAGCCTCTGCCATATCGCGTTGGATCAGATCAGCAATGCGCTGTTGATATAGCCCGGTATAGGTGCAGCAGGTCCGGCCGCTTTGCTCGTACAACCACTGCAGGTAGTCATCACGGCGCTGCTCAGTTTTGCGGTTGATCATCTTGCATCAGCTCCAGAAGTTCAAGAATATGCGCGGCAAATGCCACGTGTGTCATCACTGCATGGGTGCCGGGAGGGCGCCCGTAGGACGCCTCCCACCACTCCTTGAATGCAATATCAAGTGTGGTTTGATTCATCAGAACACAGGCTCCTCGCTGGTGGTTGCTGCGCCACGTGGCATGAATTCAAAGCGCTGAATGCTGAGCACATGCTTGCTGCGCTTAGCACCGGTTTCCTTGTCGTTCCACTCTTGCCGGCGTACGGCACCGGTCACAAGGATGCTGTCGCCTTTTTTGAGCTTATCAACGATCAGCTCAGCAGACTTACCCCAGATCTCGCAGTCGATTGCGTTATTGATCCAGTTGCCGTCTTTGTCTTTGCCTTCCTGGATGCCGCCTGCAAAGTTGGCAACCATGGTGCCAGATTCAAAGGCACGCAGTTGCGGGTCGGTGATGATGCGAACAATGCCGGTTGCGTAAAGGCTCATGTCAGTTCAGTGGTGTGATGCCATTGGCTTCTTCAAAAGCCAAGACTTGTGCGAGGGAATAGCGGACGCGTGGTGTGCCTGCTGGTAGGCCAATGCGTGGCGCAGTGACGTAGGCAGGGCCAATGCCGCGTGCGCGTTGGTTTTTGATGGCTGCTGGCTTCAGGCCCCAACGTGCTGCCAGCTCATCAGTGGTGAGGAATGGTTCAGTCATCAGCGAAGGGATCCTCAGTGGCAGGTGCTAACTGAGCCTCTCTGGCTAGTGCTAGCTCCATGAGCTGTTGGTTCTGCTCATCGCTGAGATCAGGCTTGCGCTTATCCATGCGCGATACCACCTCCTGCAGCTTGTCCAGCGTGTCGGCTTTGGCAATTGCAGCCTTGCCGGCTTGGAACAGCTTGGCGTCGCCTGCGGGCAATGCAGGTGCAGGTGCAGCGGTCACAGTGACCGGCTCCACCTCGGATTGCTGCATCTCATCGGTGCTGTAGACACCGGACATGTCAGCAGGGAATGCTTTACGCAGGGCTAATGCCTCAGAGCACTTGGCGATCATCGCGGCACCCATCTTGGCCCACAAGCCCTGGCCGGCGTTGTAGTCAGCAAAGCGTGCGACGCCAACAAATGGATGCTGGCTGCCCTTGCGATGGATGATGGTTTTGGCCGCGGCAGGTGGCTTGCTGCCAAGCCATACGTCAGCCCATACGCCGTCTTCGCCACACCAGTAGGTTTCGCTGCCGTCAAGCTGACCGGTGCGCTCGGCAATGGCACGCAAGCCGTCGATGCCGGCTTGGATGGTCATCTTGCCGCCACGCTTGATGGCGTAGATCTGTTTGCTGAACGGGTCAAGTCCAGTGCGCTGGCAGGCGTAGGCAAACAGGCGCAACTCGTCATTGCTGCAGCCAGGCGCAATGGTGGTTGAGATCAGCTGCGTTTGCTCTGGGGTCCAGAGGGTGATGCTAGAAGTCATCGGATGTGATAGTTGGGTTGGCAGTTAATGCCCATGAAGGCAGGCTGAGCGCTTGGCACGTGTCGCCGTAACCGGGCCACTCCTTGGTGGCTTGGCAGTCGGCAATCACGCGCATGTCACGTTGCCGCAGCTCATCACCAGCAGCCATGGCCGCGGCGTCAAGCTCGTAGACCGCAACCGCGTACGGAGCAGTCTTCTCAACGGCAATGAACACAAACCGCTCAGCACCGTGCAAGCCGGCTAGGTAGTGGCTCGCTTGCACATGGTAGCGGAAGGTAGCCACGCTACGGGCAAAGCCGGCAGGGCTGGCGTCTGTGGTGGTCTTGAGATCCACCACAGTGCTGCCGGCATACCAGTCAGGGCGGCACTTGCACCGCATCCCGGTGGTGGCGTCATCCCACCAGAAGGACTGCTCAGCCTTGCCATGGGCAAGCAATGCTGCTGCTGCAGGGTGCTGCCTGACGGCATTGTTCATGGCAATCGCCAGCGACCAATCCGCATCGGTCACGGCTTCAATGTCACGCGCTGCAAGCTCTGCCGCTTGCTCCTTGCCGGCCTTGGTGTTGCGCGGTGCGCAGCGGCTATAGCGCTTGCCAAGCTCCTCTGGCTCGAGCACTGCGCAATGCACCAGTGAGCCAAGCCGCATGGCAGCAGTCGGCTCGGGTGCGCTGCGCTTGGGGTCGAGGTAGCGGCTCCAGTAGTGGTAGGGCGACTTAGCCACTGCGTGCAGGTGGCTAGCGCTGACGGCGGGGTCGGCGTGGTAGTCGGCGTTGCTGGTCATTGGCGTGCCTTTAGTTGTGGAAAGAGAACTAGGCCGAACTGGTATTTGAATCATTCCCTCAATATCAAGATCGGCATAGGTAGGAGGCCGATCCGTGATCCATTGCGTGCCGGTCGTCACGCTGCTGCCCCGCTACGCATCTGGCGGTGCATCCGGCTAGCGGTGCCGTAGGTGGCGACCAGCTCGGGGAATGCATCCAGCAGGCGGCGCTTGTTGCCGGGGTCAGCCTTGAGTCCAGCGTGCGCTAGCGCTTGGAAGAATCCACCGCCGTGCTGGTAGGCGGTGGCAAATGTCCAGTAGATGTCTGCTTCAGTCATGGCTTGAGTTGCTCTTGGCAAGCGTGATGGCTGTAGGCGGGCTGCTGGCGGCCGGTGTCATAGGCCATTGCCCAGACACCGAAGATGATTGCCAGCACGGCAAAGCGGTTCAGATTGTTCATGCCATCAGCGCCTTACGGACGCGATAGGTGGACAGGTTGAGGCGGTCGGCAATGCGCTTCTGGCTCAGGCCAGTGCGGCGCAGTACGCGGATGCGGCGGTCGTCAGAGGCGGTGAGCCAGTCGATCACGGCGACTACCACCAGCAGTGGCAGCAGCAGTTTCCAGATGATCAGCAGTGCGGTTGTGAGCATGGTTGGGGTCGCAATGTGTGGTTGCCGAAATGGGTGGCGGCCCCGGCGGGCCGCGTGGAGGTCAGGCCTCGGACAGAATCCGGTGCGCCTGCTCCTCAGTTGCGTCGACTGTCAGCGTTGCGCCGCAGTCTGCCAACTGAACGTGCCACAGACCGCATGAGCGGCGAGTAGCAACTAGATCAGCAGCAACCATTGCGGGTTGGCCGTTGATCTCAGTAGTGATGACGTGAGCCATCTAGACCTCCTTGATGGGGGCGGCAATGCCGCCGGTGCTCTGGAATCCTACACCATGCGCAACCGTGGTCAACCCTGCCTAGTAACGGATCGACACAGTTGCGGTGCCATCTAGCGGCACGCCCAGGCGGTAGGCGGCGCCAGCGCTGAGATCCAGCGACCCGCAGTCGCAGCGGTCAGTGACTGGCACGGTGAGCAGGCGCCCGCGGTGTTGCACGGTGACGCGTGTGCCGCAGGGCAGCCATGGATGCGCGGCGGACACGTCCCAGTGGCGGTAGGTGCCGCCGCAGTACGTGGTGCGCCCGTGATACCAGCCGTCGTAAACGGTGGCAGTCACCTGCCGGGCTTGAGCAGGCGACAGCAGCAGGATTGCTGCAGTGATCAGTGCACGCATGATGCTTGAGGTAATGAGGATCCGGGGCGCACTATCCGGCTTATGGCCTAAATCTTTGTGCCCCCGAAGGGGCGGTGCCCTTAGAGCCACTCCTCAAGCGCGGCCTGGGCGTTGCCCAGATCGTGCTCGATTGAGTCAGCCAGCGCGATGGCCTCTTGGGCCATCGTGAGCAGCTGCTCGGTGGAGCGGCTCCACGCCTCAAAGGCCGCGTCCACCTCAGCGATTAACGCTGCGGTTTCGGCCTCGCGGGCGAGGGCGTTGCGGGTGATGTCGTCCATGGGATCTCCGGTTGGTGGTTGAGCCCCCGGCGGGACTCATGGGTGCCGGGTGAAGGCCACCACCGGAGCGGGACGACTCCCGCGAGTATTCGGTTTTCAAGGATCAATGGTGTGCCGGGCCAACCGGCGATGCAGCCTTACTTAGGGCGTGTTGGGCTCGTGGTGACGCGTCGTGTACCCGGTTCCGCGGGGGAGATTGTTTTGCGAGGGATCCCCGTCCCTCGTGTCACCACTATACACCATGCGCCGCCGTGGTCAACCGTTGGGCATCCTCCACGCTGCGTGCCACGCCTGCAATGCCACCAGCCGCCTGGATTGCATCTAGCCACTGCTGCTGCTCAGGGCGCAGCCTGCCGGTTGCGGTCTTCACCTCTATAGACAGGAACACCGCAACAGTGCTGCCGACCATCTCAGGCGTCACCGTGACGCGCTTCCAGCCGATCAGGTCAGCGCTTCCCTTGCACAGGCCAAATTGCACCGGCCGGCCATTGGCATCACGCAGTGTGCCGGTGTTGTTGCGGAACAAACGCGTGTCACCGTTGCTGCAGGCGATGCGGATGTGCTGCTGGATCTGTTGCTCAGATGCCAAGGCTTAGCTGCTGCATCGGTGGTGGCAGCGTAACGGTGCCCCATTGATCGGCCATCGCCTCGGCTACACCTATATATGTGCGGCTGCGGTTCTTCCACCGATCCTTGCCGCTCATCATCCACACTCTTGGCTCGCGCCCATCAACCACCTGCGTTGGTTTCAGCTTGGGCAGATTTTTGAGCCACAAGCAGGTTGCTTTGGTTTCGCCATGGCCGAACTGCCATGGCTGAATCACTTGCGATGGGGTGGCAATTTGCGTGCTGATCACACTGACCGGGTTCTCAATGCACCAGCGTGGGATCGGTGCCGCCATTAGCAAGCGCACAAAATCCAACGCCTCGGCTTGCTCGCGCTGCTTGCGGTGGAAATGGCGGCTGCCGCTTACGGCGAGGTGGGTGCAGGGAGGGTGAGCGATCATCAGATCCCACCCGAGCGCCAGCACCTCCTCGATGGGCTGCTGCAGGTGCCATGTCGGATCAGCCTCGCACTCGAGCAGGTCACAGCTCCATGCGTCGTGGCCGCGGCGTCTGAAGGCATCGCGCACGCGGCCGCTGTATTCGCAAGCAACCAGCACCTTCATATCCCATGCCTCTTAGCCAGTCGCGCCTGGTAGACGCGTTCCGCCCATCCTCGCTTGTAGCCGCGTTGCTGCGCTAGCTCGCGAAGGGCTTCAAGGTCGCGGGCAGAGGATTGCTCGCGCCGCTTAGCCACTGCCAACTCCTGCAGCTCACCGTCAACCTGCTGCAGCTCGCGGCGTTCCTGTGGCGCAAACACATGGCCGCATTCACGGCATACCTGCGCGGCGCTGGCGCTGGTGGAAAAGCACTGAGGGCATACCTTGACGCTGGGCGCTGCCTCGCGGTCTCTGCGGGCAACCCCGTCTAGCGACCACTCGCGCGGCTCTAAATGGTGGCCAAGCCGCAGCGTGTTGCCGACGTGATCGAGCACTACGGCACGCTTGCCAGCCATTGGCCGCAGGCATCGACCGATCATCTGCAGGTGCAGCGCCACTGATGCCGTAGGCCGCAGCAGGATGCAGCCGCCGACGCTTGGCACGTCCACGCCTTCACCGATCAATGCGCAACTGGTGAGCACCTTGAGCCTCCCGGTGCCAAGGTCGCTGAGCAGCTGCCGCCGCTGCGCAGTATCCATGCTGCCGTCAATACTGGCCGCGGCGATGCCTGCTGACTGGAAGAGTGCAGCCACTGCCTCCGCGTGCGCCACTGAGCAGCAGAACGCAATCGCCGTCTGGCCTGGTAGGTGCTTGCGGTAGTGGCCCAAGCAGTCACCCATAATCGTGCCGACGCGCTGCTCAGCCTCCTTGGGGTCGAAGTCACCCATGCGCTTGCGCAGGCCGGTTGAGTCAAAGCCAGGTGGTGCCAGCACCTTGGCGCCAGCGAGAAAGCCGGCATCGGTAAGCTGCTGCGCTGTTGGCCCTTCCACCATGCACTGATAGTGCTCGCCAAGGCCGCGGCCATCGCTGCGGATCGGTGTGGCGGTGACGCCGAGCAGCTTGGCTTGTGAAAAGTGCTCGATCACGCGCGCCCATGTGCCGGCGGTGGTGTGGTGCGCCTCATCCACCACCAGGAGCTGGAAGAAATCCCGCGGCAGCAGGTGCAGCCGGCGGGCCAGTGTCTGCACACTGGCGACCTGCACCGTGCGGGATAGGTCCATTGCCTTGCCGGCGCTGATGCGGCCATGCGGCACTGGCATGGCGCGGCTTGCTTGATCCAGCAGCTCTTGCCGGTGCACCAGCACCAGCACGCGGTTGCCTTTGATGCTGGCCTGCTCTGCGATATAGCTGAAGCACACCGTCTTACCGCCGCCGGTAGGCAGCACCGCTAGGACTGATTTATGCCCTAGCTGGTACTGCAGACGGATGTCGTTGATGAGCTGGGTTTGGTAGGGGCGGAGCTGCATCACACCAGCACCCCCTGACGATTGCTGGCCACCTCAGTCAGGTTCTTGACCGCGCAGTTGAAATACGAAGGCTTCAGCTCAAAGCCGACAAATTGGCGCCCAGCTTGAATGCTGCAGTAACCCTCGCTGCCGATGCCGGCGAACGGCGACAGCACCAGATCGCCAGGGTTGCTCCACAGTTGCAGGCCGCGGCGAATCACCTCCAGCTGCAGCGGGCAAATGTGGCGCTCGTCATCATTGGCGCGTGCGCTGCGGTATTGCAGCGTGTCCGATGGATTGATGTCCATCCATACTGGGCTGGCGTAGCGCTGCCAGATGTTGATCGAGTCCTTAATCGGATCGCCGCTTTTGGATGGTGGGTTCTCGCCAGCAAACTCAGTGAACGGGCCAGCCACCGGTTCGGGGTTGTCGCCCAGCTTGCGCACGGTCACCAGATAGTCAGGAATGCCCTGGCGGCTGAGCGCCGAATCCTTACGCACTTGCTTGTGCAGCAGGCCGATTGCCTTGGTGCGCTGCATGGCGGTGACGGGATCTTTCCAGATGCACACCTCGCTGTGGAACACGAAACCAGCCGCTTGGAAGATGCGCAGCATGTCACCGCGGAAGTCCTTCACGCCGATGAAGCCATCGCGCTCCTTGCTGCTGGGCAGATTCATGCAGTGGAAGCTGATCAACCGGCCAGGCATCATCACGCGGTGCAGCTCGCTGGCAAGGAATCCGAAGTGATCGAAAAACTCCTGTTCAGTGCGGCTGTTGCCCATGTCGCGGTCGCTATTGCTGTAGGTGTAGAGCGACGCAAACGGCGGGCTGAAAATGCTGTAGTGGATCGAATCAGAGTCCAGCTGGCGGATGCTCTCCACGCAGTCGCCCATATACATGTCCCATCCGTCGCCGGACTTGTGCTCAGTGACATGCGGCGCCACTTGACGTTGGATCTTTTTGAGTTGTTCCATGGTTTGTTGCTTCATGATTTCAACCATTGATTGAGCCATCTGGATGCTGTCCGCTTCTTTGCGGCGGATGTTGTCGATCACGCGGCCTTCTGCCACGTCGTAGATGATGTGCGCATTGACGGGTTGCTCTTGGCCAAACCGCCAGCAGCGGCGGATGGCCTGATAGAACGCCTCATAGCTGTGCGACAGGCCAACGAATGCGACGTTGTGGCAGCGCTGGAAGTTGAGACCAAAGCCAAAGATGCTGGGCTTGCTGACCAGAACGCGGATCTTGCCATCTTGAAAGTCAATGGCAGCCTGCCGCTTGTGGTCGTCGGTGTCTGAGCCCGACACCTCGACGGCGCCATCGATGGCGGCTGTCAGCGCTTTGGATTCATCGTTGAGATCACACCACACCAGCCATTGCTCAGTGTTGCTGTTGGCCAGGGTGGCAGCGGCTGCAACGCGGAGAGTGAGCGATGCCTTGCGCACCTTGCGTTGGTCGGTGAGCGTGCGGGCCTCCATGGCAAACAGCGCCATCTGGCCGTCATCACCTGCTACTGCTTCGCGTGGCGTCTCAACTGTGCAGTCTCGGATCTGCAGCGCCGGCAGCACGAAGTTGCCGTCCTCGTAACCAAGGTCTGATGGCTTGCGGATGGTCACCGCCCAACTGCAGACCCACTCCCAGAACTTGTCCCGTGCGTGACCCTTGAGCCGCCACTTAGCAGTGTCGCCGCCGTCATGCACGAAGAACATGGCCAGCATCTCCGTGCGGGTCATCACTCCGATGAACTCAGCATGGTTGCCAAGCTCCATGTGGTCATTCGGTGCTGGCGTTGCCGAACACGCCAGCCGGTACGGCGTCAGGCTGAATGACTCGATGATCTGGTTGCGGATCTTGCCGGTGTATGCCTTGAGGATGCTGGACTCATCCAGCACCACTCCGGAGAAGCTGCCGGGATCGAAGTGGCTCAGCTTCTCGTAGTTGGTCACCGTGATGCCGGGCTTGACCTCATCTTGAGTGGCGGCGAACGAGCATGGGATCCCGAACTTGATGCCCTCGCGTACGGTCTGATGCGCCACGGCAAGCGGCGCCAGCACCAGCACGTTGCCGCCGGTCTCTTGGTGCACCTGATGCGCCCACTCGAGCTGCATGGCGGTCTTACCCATGCCGCAGTCAGCCCAGATGCAGAACTTGCCGACACGGCAAGCCATGGTCACGATGTCCCGCTGAAACGGAAACAGCGGTGCGGTGAACTGCTGCGGGTCAAAGCCGGCAACAGTTGCTGCAGTGGATTTGGAGGCTAGGAAGTCTTGGTAGGTCATTTGGCATCGTTAAAAGGAGAACCGACGCAAATCCAAATCCAGCCCTCTCTTGTCCACTGCAAATCCCATACGTCACCATCGCTGTCAAGCGCATAAAGGCATGTGTTGCCTTCATCGCTGCTGTTGGTTGAAATTTGAATGATTTTTGGAATGCGATCCATAGCGGTGCCGTGTGGCTTGCTCACCGTAGACTAACCGTATACGCTTGTCAAGCCACTGGCCGGACCCGATGCCACTAGCCCGACCAATACCGCTGCGCCTTGCCCCAAACCAGCTGCAATGGCTGGATTCCTGGCGTGGCGACACCCTGTCACGCAGCGCTGCCATCCGGCTGTTGCTGGAGCAAGCCATACACCTGCACCGCGATGGCGTGCTGGCCGCGCCCGAGTCCAAGTGAAAGAAATCGACTTCTCAGAAGCCCGCCGGTTCATTGCCTTACTCGGCAAACCGGCAGGCACCATCCGCCTGCGTGCTTTTCTCCACCGACTGCATCCAGATAAGCCCAACGACAAAGGCCGCAAAGGTGGCGCCCGCAAGCCGCTGATCAAGCAGTGGCAAGCCGAGGGCCGCGGCGTTTATGTCGTCATCAATGACGGCGGCGACACCAACGCAGAGATCACAGCCTGCCGCGCCTTCTTTGCCGAATGGGATGACCGCCCGCGTGAATGGCAGCTCACCGCATGGCAAGAGCTAGGGCTGCCGGAACCCACCTTCCAGATCAATACCGGCGGCAAATCCATCCACAGCTATTGGGTGCTAGCAGACCCGATCACACCAGCCCATTGGGAGCTAGTGCAAGGGCGGTTGCTTGATTACTGCGACGCAGACCGCAGCATCAAGAACTCATCCCGCGTCATGCGGCTACCTGGCAGCTACTACGCCGAAGCCGATGGCAGCCTCGGTGAGATGTGCCGCATGGTCACCAGCGCCGGCCATCGCTACAGCGTTGCCGACATTGAAGCGATCCTGCCCAATGAGGCTTACTACCAGCACGAAAAACCTGCGCAGCATTACGTAGAACCTGCAGAGCGCGGCATTGATGAGATCCGTGAAGCACTAGCCGCCATACCGCCTCGCGTGCCAGGGTCCGGCACCTATCACGTCTACCGCAATATCTTCTGGGGCTTGATCCAAGCCTGCGGCAGCGCTGAGCAAGCCATCGACTTGATGCAGCAGCACAGCCCGCAATGGCAAGGGCTGCAGCAGATTGCTGCATCAGGTGGTGATCGCATCGGCGCCGGGACGTTCTGGTACTGGGCGCGTCATCACGGTTGGCGGCCAGCACTGCCGATGCTTGCGCCGCAGCGTCAGCGCCTTGAACCCGCTGGTGGTGGTGAAGCAGTCAACCTGCAGCTATACGACAAGTCCGGCACCGAATGGCTAGAGCTAGCCGTGGAGCATGTCTTCTGCCATCCGCAGGAACGCTGGATCTGCGTTGACGGCGTATTGCATTGCTGGAATGGCACGCACTACCAAGCCAAGCCAGACGAAGAGCTAGCGCCCAAGCTCGCGGCATTCCTGTCCATGCTGCATGTCATCAACCAGCAAGGCGCCACCACATACCCATGGCGCAGGCCGCGATACGTGGATGAAGCGCTGCAATGGATGCGGCGACTGCTTAAGCCGGTTGATGTCAACCCAGCCAATGCCATCAACTGCCGCAATGGCGTAGTGGCGTGGGCATGGTCTGGTCGCAAGCTGGATCTGACCTTTACGCCGCACGATCCAGCGGTCGCCTTCACCTACGTCACCGCCTACGACTACGACCCAGAAGCCAATGCCCAGCACCTATGGCGGCTGCTGGAAGCCGTAGAGCCCGGCGACCGTGACACGCTGCAGCGCATCCTTGGCAGCGGGCTTGACCTCATCAAATATCGCGCCACACGAGGCAGGCCGCGTGCTGTGTTGATGATCGGTGAGGGCAGTAACGGCAAGGACACCATCCGCACCGCACTGCGCGACACCCTCGGCAGTCGTAATTTCACGAGCTGCACGCTTGCCGATTTCCGTCAATACGACCAAGGCCGTAAGTTTCCCATTGCGCCATTACGCGGTGCCTCAGTGAACTGGTCAAGCGAAAATTCGCAGTTCGTCAGTATTGACAATCTCCAGTCATTGAAGGCTGCCATCAGTGGCGAGGAACTGTCATATGAACTCAAGGGCGTACAGGAGTCGCAGTTTGTTCCGTCGTCTTTGTTTGTGTTCAACCTCAACAAGGATCCATCCCTAACTGGTGAGCAGGCTGCTATTGAGACACGGTTTCACGTGTTCAAGTTTCGCAAAACCTTTATGGCGACACCTACTGAACCCAACCACCTGCAAGCTGACCCGAAGCTCAAGGACGACCCTGACTTCATCCAGCAGCAGATATGCCCTGCATTCCTGAATTGGCTGATTGAAGGGATGGCGCTAAGCATTGCAGATGGCATTGATTACACAACTGGAAGCCAAGCAATGCAAGACGTTAGAAGAGCCAGCTGCCATCTTTGGGACTTCTGTGACTCTATCGGACTGACATATGAAGAGGGCGCTCAAGTATCAACCAAGCGGGTATGGGATGCCCTGCAGGAGTGGTATCGAGAAGAGGGGTATTTGGACGATAAAGGTAGGTGGTTAACGGATCCGCCAAGTGACCGTACCGTCAAGGCACCCAGGCTTCTGGTGCCGGCATTGCGCCAGATCTTCCCAAAACTTGCGTCCGACAGAGGCTCCGGTAAGTCTCGTGAGCGTCTCATCTCGGGTCTCAAGCTGGATTTGTGGTCGTGATGTCGGACGCAAGTTGCGTCCGGGTCGGACGCAAATCGGACGCAAATTTCGGACGCAAAAACCCAGTCCCTATCTACCTTTTCTCTTGTTCGGACGCAAATAGGGGTAAATCAAGTCAGGTATGGAAACAGGAGGGGGAATGTAACGGCGTGAACAAAACACACATATAGGGGGGGGTAAGGAGAAACCCCGATTTTGCGTCCTCCCTTGGTATGACTGGTTTTTTTGCGTCCGACTTGCGTCCGCTTGCGTCCGAACCCAGTCGTGGACAGGGTTTTTGCGTCCGACCTACCATTTGCACCATCAACAGCACCAGAAATGCCCGAAATCAAGATCAATGTCACCGGTGACGACCTGGCGCGACTTAACGCCGAAGCAGCGGCGCATGGCATCCCGCGTGCGCACCTGATCCGGCAGCGTGCTTTGAGTGGTGGGGTTGTTGCAGGATTGACTACGGCGGCGTACCATGCGCTGGTGGCGGACGCCTGCGCCTTCATGCGTGGTGACCTGAACCGCCGTCATGTTGAAACTCTCGTTGCATATGTCATCGCTCATTCACATTCCAGCCAAGCAGCAACCGGTGATCAATCGGCTGCATGAGACCATGACCCAGGCAGTGGCGTACGCCGCAGCCATTGCCGACAACGCCATTGATGACGGCGTACCGCTACATATGGAGCTCGTGGATAGCTTCGCCGTTTATTACGAACGCATCATCACCAGCCTCGTCACTGCCGCCAACGTCAAATGAAAGCCGTTACCTGCCAAGCCGATCTCGATCACGCGTTGCGCACCATTGCGCCAGCCGTTGGCCATCGCAGCAGCCATCCGATCCTTGATTGCTGCCTGATCCAATCCGCTGGTGGTGCCATGACCATCACCGGCTTCAACCTTGACCTCGGCATCACCGTCACCATCCCGGCCGCAGTGGACACCGATGGCGCTGTAGCGCTGCCGTATCGGCTGCTGGCTGGCCTTGTGAGCCGCTTTGATGGCGATGAGGCTCTGACCCTCGCAGATGGCGCTCTGACCGCTTCTGCGGGCTCCTACGGGCTTGCAGCGGCTGATGCGGCGGATTACCCCGCGCTGCCGGTTGTGGACGCCGCTACGAGCGAGCTGCACCTATCCGCCGGCATCCGCGCTTGCATGGCAGCCGCCAGCACCGATGCCAGCAAGCAGATGCTCCAAGGCATTCACCTCGGCAGCGGCCATATGGAAGCCACTGACGGGTATCGCCTGATGCGTTACGTTATTGACCTGCCAGATGGCTTGGACCTGGTACTACCGGCCAGCACCATGCGGCTGCTGCAGGATCGCGTGGTCACCATCGCCGTTGCCAAAGGGCAAGCCGTGATCGACGCAGGTGACGGCATCACCATCTACAGCCGCATCATGGATGGCACTTACCCGGACGTGGCGAAGCTGCTGCCTACTGAGTTCAAAAGCACCATCACCGCCGACCGTCGCCGCCTGACCCGCGCATTGGAGCGTGTTGCCATCATTGCCGATGCGCACAACTCCATCGTCAAGATCGAGGCAGCAGGTGGCACCATCGCCATCACCGCCGAGGCAGACGCCAACAACGGCAAGGAGCTGCTCAAGGTGGAAGGCGCCGCCAATGGCGCATGGGCGTTTAACGTCCACTACCTGCTAGACGGCATCAAGGCGTTCAAACCCGCAGAAACCATCACCCTGCACGCCAATACGGCAACCACGCCCGTGGTATTGACACCTAGCGGCGTGGACGGTGTAACTTATCTGGTAATGCCTGTGCAAATTAAGGGCTAATAGGTGGCAAAGAAGAGCACCAACACGGAGATCGACGAGCGGGTCAACACCGTTTACGATCTCCTGTTGCGCGCTCACAGCAGGACGCAAATCCTGCGCTATGCCGCGGAAACATGGCAAGTATCCGAGCGGCAGACTGAGCTTTATATGTCTCGCGCTCGCCAACTAATGCAGTTGGATGCAGAGCTAGAGCGGCCGCAGTGGTTAGCTGCTGCTGTCGCTCGCTTGCAGGATTACGAGCGTGAAGCACGAGCCAAGGGCAACCTCAGCATTGCAATCAAAGCGCTAGAAGATCAGGCCAAGCTGTTGCGGTTTGAGATGTCATGAGCTTGCTTGCCGGCATCTGCCAACCCGGCAGCCTGCTTGGGTTTATGGATGTCGCAACGCAAGAGGACACGGGCGATCTACTGCAGCGCATCCGCGCTGATCTGCACCCAGGGCAGCTTGAGTTTGTAGACGACAGCGACACGCAGATCATTGGCATCTCAGCCGGTTACGGCGCCGGTAAGACACGTGCGCTGTGCGCTAAGGCGGTGATGCTGGCCGCGGCCAATCAAGGCTTCATCGGCGCTGTGATGGAACCGACTGGCCCATTGATCCGCGATATCTGGCAGAACGACTTCGAGAACTTCCTGGAGGCGTATGAGATCCCATACACCTTCAGGGCAAGCCCGCTGCCGGAATACATGCTGCACCTGCCGGGCGGCGACACGAAGATCCTGTGTCGCAGCTTCGAGAACTGGAGCCGCATCATCGGCTTGAACCTTGCTTGGGTGCTCGCCGATGAGATCGACACCGTGACGCCCAGCATTGCCAATAAGGCATTCCCCAAGATCCTTGGCCGCCTGCGGTCCGGCAACGTGCGGCAGTTTGGTGCTGCATCCACACCAGAGGGCTTCCGCTGGATGTGGAACACATTCGGCAGCGAGGACGCCAAAGGGCGTGCTGATCGCAAGTTGATCAAGATGCGATCAGCAGACAACCCGCATCTGCCGCCGGACTTTATCGAGCGGCTAGAGGCCAACTACGACCCAAATCTGCTGCGGGCCTACTTGGATGGGGAGTTCGTCAATCTCACCACCGGCACCATCTACGACCGCTTCAGCCGCGACAAGCACGTGGTATTTGAGCTGCCGGACCTGGACCGCGAGCCGCTGCGTATTGGCGTTGATTTCAACGTTGGCAACATGTCTGCCGTGATCGGCATCCGCACCGGCAGCAGCCTGCTACTGATTGATGAGATCAGCGGCGCTCATGACACCGACGCATTGGCGCAAGAGATCCAAGCGCGTTACCCGCAGCGGCGTATCTACATCTACCCAGATGCCAGCGGCGGCAACCGCAGCACCAACGCAAGCCAGACCGACATTCAGATCCTGGAGTCCTACGGCATGTCCAACCAGTCACCACGGGCAAATCCTCCCGTCCGTGATCGCGTGGCTGCTGTTCAGGCTTTGCTGGAAAACGGCAAGGGCCAGGTCAGACTCACCATCCACCAGCGCTGCAAGCGACTGATCGAATGCCTAGAGCTGCAGTGCTACACCGACAAGGGCGACCCCGACAAGGATGCCGGCCACGACCACATGAACGACGCATTGGGCTACCTGGTCTGGCGTGAGTTCAACCCATTGCACGCAGGTGCTGGGCGATCTACGGGTATCAGACTATATTGATTCCGCCAACCATTACCCCTACCCATGCTCAAGGGTGCTGAACTACTCGCCAAGGTCAAAGAACTGGCCGGCAATGCAACCAAGACCGAAATGGTGCGAGAATGCGGCTACACCTCGCTCAAAACAGATGGCACTGAACGATTGAGCTTCAGCGCCTTCTATGACGCATTGCTCGAAGCAAAAGGTTTTGAGCTTGAAAAGGCACCTAAGCGCGGCCGCGGCCTGACCTACAAAGCCAAAGTGCAATTCAACGGCAAACTGCAGATTGGTGACGGCTACCTGCGCGAGATGGGTTACAAGCCCGGCGCTGAGTTTGACATCAAGATACGCGGCAACAGCATTACGCTGACTGCTGCTTAAACTGCACCTATGACTGCGGCGCTGTAATGTACACCGGCTTTAATAACTACGACCGGCCGATTGCGCAGCGCCGCGTTACTCGCGTGCAGGATGCCAATACGGCGTGGTATGCACAAGAGGCGCATTGGATCCTGATTGAGGATCTACTGCAAGGCACTTATGGGATGCGCCGCAAGCATCGCCGGTATCTGCCGCAAGAGCCGCGCGAGCTAGACGAGTCTTATGACAACCGCCTAGCGCGCAGCGTATGCCCGCCGTTCTATCAACGGCTAGAGCGGATGCTGGCTGGCATGTTGACGCGCAAGCCTGTAAGGCTTGACGACACGGCGGATGTGATTCGTGAGCAGTTGTTTGATGTTGACCTGCAAGGCAATGACCTCAACGTCTGGACCTACGAAACCACCCGCAAGATGGTTCGTTATGGCCACGTTGGTGTACTGGTGGATGCACCTGCTGATGGGGGTAGACCCTACTGGGTGACATACACGCCGCGCCAGATTTTAGGCTGGCGTGCTGAGCAGCAGGAAGGCCGGCAGGTGCTCACGCAATTGCGACTGGCTGAGATGGTCACCGTGCCTGACGGCGATTTCGGCGAGAAGGCAGTGGAGCAGATCCGGGTGCTGACACCAGGTGAGTATCAACTCCACCAAAAGCAAGACAACGGCGAGTTTGAAGTTGTCGACGAAGGCCGCACCAGCCTTAGCGAGATCCCGTTTAGCGTCGCCTATGCGCAGCGCCATAGCTTCATGGAGTCACGTCCGCCGCTGGAAGACATCGCTGAGCTGAACCTCAAGGCATATCAGATCCAAAGCGACCTCGACAACCAGCTCCACATCAGCGCTGTGCCGATGCTGGCGTTCTATGGCTTCCCGTCTGCAGCAGAAGAAGTCAGCGCTGGACCGGGTGAAGCCATCGCATTCCCCGCTGATGGCCGCGCTGAATACATCGAACCCGCTGGCCGCAGTTTTGACTATCAGTTCCGCAGGCTTGAGCAGCTTGCATTGCAGATCAACGAGCTAGGGCTATCTGCAGTGTTGGGCCAGAAGCTATCGGCTGAAACTGCTGAGGCAAAGCGCATTGATCGCAGTCAAGGCGATAGCACCATGATGGTGATCGCGCAGAACGTGCAGGACATGATCGACAACTGCCTGCAGTTTCATGCGCAGTACATCGGCAACAACACATCTCCCGGCAGCAGCTACGTCAACCGTGACTTCCTCGGCACACGCCTTGAGCCGCAGGAGATCCAAGCGCTGCTGCAGCTTTACACCGCAGGCACCATCACGCAAGAAACGTTGCTGCGTGAGCTTGCCGAAGGCGACGTGCTAGGAGACGACTTTAACGTAGATGAGGAGCTTGAAGCTACGGCCAATGCGGGGCTTGATCTACAACCTGCTGGACTGGGTAACCGACCGCTTAGTGGACCTGATGATATGGATGGAACCGAGGAAACCCAGGAGACAGGAGCTTGATTATCACGTCAGCGCCTTGCCGGAAGAGGTCTTAGCCATCGTGCGGATCAGTTGGTACAAGCAAGGCAAGCCAGATGAAATTGACGAGACAATCTTGTATGAAGACGGCCAAAACGGTTACGACGCATTTGCTGCATTGATCACCACTGCATTGAACCGCGGCGCTAATGTCAGCATCCGCAGCGGCTATCAACCGGAAGATCTTGGCATTGAACGATGAGCACACCAGAAGCGCTCTACCGCAATGCAATCGACCTGAACCGCTACAGCAATAGCGTTGCGCGGCGCGTGATCAATGCCTACAACGACATCATCATTGATGCAGTCAACCAGCTGCGCACCATTGATGAGCTGTCGGCACCAGTCAAGGCAGCGCGGCTGCGGGCGATCCTTGCGCAGCTCAAGGACTCGCTTGGTACGTGGGCAGGCGATGCAACGGAGCTGACCGCATTGGAGCTGCAAGGCATTGCGCAGTTGCAGTCTGAGTTTGTGACCGATCAACTGCGGCGCGCATTGCCGGCAGGTGCACGTGATGCAGTGCGCACCGTTGAGATCAGCCCGCAGTTTGCGCAGTCAGTGGTCACCACTGATCCAACGCAGATCAACGTGGTGGCACTGTCGGATGATTTGTACAAGTCTGTGTATGGCGCCGATGCGCTAGCGCGCCAGGCTGGATCTGGAGTTTTCAATCTCACCGCAGCGCAGGGCGCCACGATCACGCTGCCCAATGGCGAAGTGGTCACCAAAGCATTCCGCGGCATTGCCGTGGATCAGGCTGAGCGGTTCTCGCAAGTCGTGCGGCAAGGCTTGCTGACTGGTGAGCCGACGCCAGCCATTGCCAAGCGGCTGATCGGAAACCTTGAATTTGGCGAAGAAGCCAAGACCGTGAAGCAGCTAGTTGCAGCAGGCGGCCAGGCAACAGCGGTTGCTGATAATCAGATCGTTAGCCTTGTGCGCACCAGCATTAACCAAGTAGCCAATGCAGCTAGCCAGCAGGTGTATGAAGCCAATCAAGACATCACTAAAAAGTATCGCTATGTGGCAACACTGGATACCCGAACCAGCAGCATTTGCCGTGCATTGGATGGCCGCGAGTTTGAATACGGCAAAGGCCCAACACCACCGCAGCACTTCAACTGCCGCAGCACGACGGTGCCGGTGATCGACTACGACGAGCTGGGCTTCACGCCACCACCGCCAGCTAAGCGTGCATCAGCAGGTGGTCAAGTGCCGGCGGATCAGACTTACGGCGACTGGCTAGCAAACAAACAAAAGGGCGAATCTGACGCCGATCGCTTAGCCCGGCAGGCGAAAGCGCTGGGCGCGGAAAAGGCGAAATACTTTAGAAGGCTTGCCGAAGATCGCGGGCCTGATCAAGCCATCGCCAAGCTAGTCCGTGATGACGGCTCAGAGCTAACCTTGGAGCAGCTTCGCGCACGATATGGACCTGCCTAGCCTCCGTCATTTTCAGAATGCTGGCATCTACTTCATTTCAAGTGATCCCGTAGAAGCACTGCATGGCGAGGCATGGGTGCCAGCTATCTACACCGACAAGGGTTGGGCAACAGCTGACGGCTCTACACTGCTAACAGGTATTGAGGAATGGCGGGATGGCCAAGAAGAAGGACAAGGTAGCCAAGGTGATGGGCGAGTACAAGCGGGGAACACTCCAAAGCGGCAAGCCCGGACCCGGCAAGGGTCCAAAAGTAAAAAGCCGCAAGCAGGCAATAGCAATTGCCCTATCTGAAGCCGGCAAATCACGCAAGAGGAAGTGATGGCAGCCAAAAAGCCCGGACTTTACGCCAACATTGCCGCCAAGCGCCGACGCATCGAGGCTGGCAGCGATGAACGCATGGCACGCAAGGGTGAAGCCGGCAGGCCATCTGCTGCTGCATTCAAAGCTGCTGCAAAGACTGCTAAAAAGCGCAAGCGTAAGTGATAGCCTTAGTGCGTAATTAAGCCTGCGGCTTATCCATGTCTGATGAACAACAAACCCAGGAGCCTGCGGCTACTACTGGGAATGCTGATGTACTGCAGCGCAGTATTGAAGCGCTAGAACGCAAGAATCAAGAGCTGATTGCAGAGCTGCGTGCAGCAAAGAAGTCCAAGGCGCCTGATGGGGTCAATGTCGATGAACTGCTGGAGTTCAAGCGCAATTACGAACAACAGCAGCTTGAATCCCAAGGCAAGTATCAAGAAGCCCGGCAGGCTTTGGAGCAGCAGTTCCGTGAGGCGACGGCGGAGAAGGACCAGCGCATTACAGAACTTGAGTCCCGCGTCCGCGAGCTAGAGCTGGTCACACCAGCAGTCACGGCATTGGCTGAGATCGTGCACGATCCTGATCTTGTGCTTAAGACCAAGCTGTCGCCTGATGCAATCCAACGCGAGGCGGATGGCACCGTGGTCGTCGTCGATGGCTACCAGCGCACACCCGTCAGCGAATGGGCCAAGACGCTGCCTGCATGGATGCAGAAGCAACCCAAGCCGCAAGGCAGTGGCGCACCAACCGGCGGCAATAATGGAACCATCCCTGCCGGCATGGCTAATCCATTCAGCCGCGAAGGATTCAACCTCACTGAGCAGTCACGCCTATTCCGTACAGACCGCGACCTATACGACCGGATGAAAGCAGCGGCTAACCGTTAGTATTTGAGTGTCTGCTCGTGATGGCTGCGCCACATTGAGCCTAGGGCTGCGCCCACATCCGTAAACCCTTTTTGAGGATTAGTCATGGCGACCCTTCGCTCTGACATCATCATCCCCGAGGTATTTACGCCTTACGTCATTGAGCAAACCACTCAGCGTGATGCCTTCTTGGCTTCCGGTGTGGTGCAGCCTCTGGCGGAGCTAAATGCCACCGAGGGCGGTGATTTCATCAACGTTCCTTTCTGGAAGGCCAACCTTTCCGGTGACTTCGAGGTGCTGACCGACAGCAGCAGCCTCACCCCCGGCAAGATCCAAGCTGACAAGCAAGTCGGCGTGATCCTGCACCGTGGCCGCGCCTTTGAGGCTCGTGACCTGGCTGCTCTGGCTGCTGGTTCTGACCCCATGGCTGCCATCGGCGCCAAGATCGCTGATTACATCGCTAACCAGCGCCAAAAGGATCTGCTGTCTTGCCTCGCCGGCGTGTTCGGCACCCTGGGCACCACCTCTAGCTCGGCTGCATTCTTCCCCCTGGCCATCGACGGCGAATCGGGCGATACCCCGACTGTGCTGTCCCCGCGTCACGTGGCAGAAGCCAAGTCGCTGCTGGGTGACCAAGGCGACAAGCTGACCGCTATCGCTATGCACTCCAAGGTGTACTACGACCTGGTTGAGCGCAAGGCTATCGACTATGTGTCGACTGCTGAAGCTCGCGGCACCAGCACCACTCAGTCCGGCGGCTCCCTCGTTGCTGCTTATGGCGGCAGCGTGGATGTACCAACGTATTGCGGTTTGCGCGTCATCGTCTCTGACGACGTGCAAACCGAAGGCAGCGGCTCCACCACTGAGTACGCCACCTATTTCTTCACCCAAGGCGCTATTGCCAGCGGTGAGCAGATGGCAATGCAGACCGAAACCGACCGTGACATCCTCGCCAAGAGTGATGCCATGTCGATCGACCTGCACTACGTCTACCACCCGGTTGGCGCTAAGTGGGGCGTGACCACCACTAACCCCACTCGCGCCCAACTGGCGACCGTGGGCAACTGGTCGAAGGTGTACGAAACCAAAAACCTGGGAATCGTACGTTCGACGAATACCTCCAATTTTGACTGAGGTAACTGACCATGGCACAACCCTCCCAGTTTGAACTGTCCACCGAGCAGTACCTCGAAGCTACTTTTTACGGCGCATCCTCGATTGCCGACGTGCAATTCTGGACTGCTCCCGTTAAATGCGAAGTGGTTGCAGTGCGTGAAGTTCACGCCACTGCTGGTAGCGATGGTGGCGCTGTAACCGGCACCGTTCGTCGTTGCCAAGGCACTGAAGCCGCCACCGCTGGTGACGACCTTCTGAGCGCCACCATCAACTTCAAGGGCACTGCTCTTACCGAGCAAACCCCTGCTCTGACCACTACCACCAGCGACCTCACTCTTGAGGCTGGCAACCGCCTGTCTCTTGACGTGACCGGCACCACCACCGCTCTGGCTGGCGTGATCCTGACCGTGCTGCTTAAGCGCGTCTGATGGGCATGTTCGCCTTCCGGCGACTGCGTGAACTGGAGGCTGCTTCTAACGAGGCAGCCTCTCTTTCTATTGCAGAGCCCACACTTAAACTTGAGATGACGGAGCCACCCAACGATGGCAATAGCAATC